CCGCCCGCTATAGCTGAAAATGAGCTTGTAGTTATCGGGGGTTTTTCCAAGTCTCGCCGCAACCTTCGAATAGTCAACAAACAGAAGCTCGGGGTGCGCTTGCGGTATCCCGTACCGTTCCCACTTAACATCCGAGACAACATTAAGCCGGACCGCGCCACGCTCGCCGGTGCGCTCACAAAGCTTTGTAAAGTTTGTTAGCTCACGGTGCAATTGCTCGAGAAACCCCGCCCGATCATTATGCAAATATGCCGCCTTACGCTGGCGCGCCTCTCGCACGTTATCGAACCGCCCGCGGCCCTCATTTACTAAGCACCAATCCATACAACCCGCCGCTTTTGCTCCCGCGCAAAGTATGTTATCCGGATAAAGCGATAACCCCGCATAGCGGAACGGGGCCGCCTTGCCCGTTTTTTTGAGTTTGGGGTTCGCGCCCCGAGTATCTAATAGTTGCATTTTTGTATTCTCCAAAGTCGCCGCCAATCGCGGCCCGCCTAGGCTATCGCATACGGCAGACAAAAAAAAGCCCGCTCGAAGCGGGCTACTGGGGCGGAATTGCCTACGCTATCGCGGCAGGATTATCACTGCTATCAATTCCGGAGGCGCGTTCTAAGTCGCGAATGCGCTCCGCCTGCTGGCGGTTGTTTTCTCGTAACCGGTCCCCGCTTCCGCGAATGCTTTCTAAACGAGCCTGTAATTCGTCGACAATACGATAGGACAGGTCCCGCAATTCAATGTCTCCTACATCGCCCTCCACGATCCAATTAGCGACGCGATCAAAAGTAAGAGCCGTTTCGCAATCGTCTCGGATGTAAAGATCCAGCGCGGTCCATTCGCCGTGCAGGTCTTCTGGAGTGATCCCGCTTGCTTCCAATATTTCGGGCGCTTCCCAAGACATCAACGAAATTTCTTCCGCTTCAATATCAAGACTGTCAATTCGCAAAGTAATGGTTGCCATGATTCTATTCTCCAAAGCTTCGCCGCAACATCGCGGCAATCGGACTATCGCATATCCCACGGGCAAAAAAAAGCCCCGCCGGAGCGGGGCACACTTTGGAGTGTTAGGTTAAGCGGCCATGGCCACACGTTGCCAATCGGATCGAGGCAGATCCAACACGCGCCCGCCCAGCTTCTGCCAATCGTCCACACTGTCAGCGTCCGCGGTATGCGCTACCGCCGTCACCGCGTTTACCATTGTGGCACGGGTAACCGGTTGACCGGCGTAGCCTGACTGCCCGATGGTGGCCAGCAGGCCGTCCATCAAACTGGCGGTATCTTTTTTGGTAAGCGCCAGCACTTTGCCCATAGCCTCGACTGCCGACTGTGGCGAGCCTTCGACTTTGTCATCATGCGCGGTTTTCATCTTTTCCAGCACTTCGTCAAATGACTCACGGCTGGCATATGCCGCGGTAACGTCCCGCATTTGAAGCGCCAACGCGTGATTATCAGCATCCTTTGCTTCGTCAGTCAGCAGGCCCCACGTATCAGCATCGCCTCGAGCGCCAGTGATGTGAGACTTGCGGGTACGCTTTTCGGTTTGCAATCCGTTCAGGCAGGCCAGCGTCCAATGCATTTGGTACACGTTAACGCTACCGCACCCGACTTCGCTGTTAGACATACCAATACCAAGCGCCATGATGTCGCCCACCGCCGCGCCCTCGCCCGTAATGACCGCAGACTTCAGGCGGAGGTACAGGCGCTTATCAGTCACCGTGCCGTTTACCACTTGCCACTGGGCGTCACTTTCCATTAGCTCGGGCAACGCTGAATTCAACAGGTGCACATTGTCGAATGTCTTAAATTTATCGCTGACAAACGCTCGAGCCGTGCCCGCGTTATCAGTGTGCTGGAATGAACGAATCATTCGCACCGCCGGTTCCTTCTGCCAGATAGCATTGATCAGGCCATCAAATTCAGCGGAGTAATCCTGCTGAAGGCGGCGGGCAGTCCGGACATCAATACCGGCCCGCTGGCTGATCTGATCAAACGCCACATCATTAGCGGACAGGATTTGAGTAGGTGCACCCCCCGTCTGCTCCATGATGATCTGACTGACTTTGCTACCGTCACCGGCATCACCGGTCACAAGCTGAAGCTGATTCGTCGGGGCCAGAAAGTCCTGCGATCTGGCGGCTTGGTCCTGTACCTGTTGAAGCAAACGGGTCAGGGTCTGGTCTGAGTTTTCAATTGAATTTTGCATAATTGCTCTCCAAAGCAAGCGCGGCAGGATTGCCGCACAGCCACTATCGCATACAGGGCCGTGCAGGGCAACAGCTTTTTTTAAAATTTCTACAGGCATGAAAAACCCCGCTGGGGCGGGGTTAAGAGACGTGTCTACGGGTCTGAGTCTGGGTCCGGAATTTCTTCCTCCGGATCTGTCCCACCGTCTACGCCTGTCCGATCTTTGGTTTCAAAGAACCCGTGATACGGGTCCGGCATG